GCATATCCCATCAGTCGTACCTCGATTAAATGTTGGGATGATACGGACAAAAAAGATTCTAGTCTTGAGTCTATACTGCGAGCAGACATTGACTTGTACTTTCCGCTTGGAGTATTAAAGATTACTCCTAGTCGTGAGGCACTTGGCTACAAACCGTCTACTCAGAAAAACATCAAGGCCAAGTTGACCTCTGTGTATGACGAATTAAAGAAGCAGGTCAGTACGTCTTTCGATGAGTGTCAGAGTCTATGGCAGACTCGTTGCCTTGCCAATGAGTTATTCTACATGGGTAATGCCGCACTACGTTCTGTAGACAACGTGTTCGATGTTGCTGCTGTTAAATGGAATGGTAAAGAGATTGGTGGGCGTGACGTTAATCTGAGAGATTTCCGTGGCGGTGTACACAGGTTTTATCTTAAATCCTACTATAGTCAGGAGGATAAGTGTCACCACCAGAGGGACTTCACATACCTCACCGCAAACCCAGAGATTGCTTTCATCGAGGCAGATTTGAATGTGGGTAACTTTGCCAGGGCGAGACATGCCGTAAAGTCTGGGAAATATACAGAGGCAGTTGTTCTGGAATGTAATGCTGGTAACGGCAGACGAAAGGCTTTATTAGACAAGATAGGGATTCTAGAGTCTGACATTGTGAAAGCCTCTGAGCTTGAGCGTCCACCGAAACGTGCGAAGAACAGCGGTGGAGGATTCAGTTCTGGTAAGACTGGTCAACTGTTCAAGATGACTCCAAGGCTAGGTGTTCACAATAAGAATGACTACTGGCAAGAAGAAACCGTAGACCTAAGCGAAGGCGGCATATATGTTGAAATGACAAGATGGGATGCCAGACCCGATTCGCTCGGCGGCGACCTTATTGAGCCATCGGATGTAGCAAGCGGTATAATCAAACTCCAAAAGTGTACCGGCAAAAAGCTCAAGGTCTATGGTTGTCGTAGCCAAATGGCAAAAGAGTTTGTCGAGGCAGATAACTGGGAGGACTGGTGGACATACTCTCAGCGTGAAGGCGAGAAGGTCTTTAAGACTAAAAATGCCAAACACGCTCAGATTGCATCGGTAATCTCTGAACTTCCCGAAGAACAACTGTTCAGAGACTTACTTGAGAGTGTGAGCCTCAACAGAAGGGTTCCTAGTCCGATGGTTGATTTGCTCAAGGACTTCAAAAAGATGGACGAGTCAAAAGAGATTCTTGAAAATCAGGGAGTGTCTTGGAGTGAGATTGTTGCTCTGTCCAAGATTCTGAACATCAAGATGCCGTCCTTACCTGAGAGAATGAACCTAAAGTCTAGGGGCGAATCCATCTTCCAAGAATACCCGATGGTGGTCGCGGCGTATGAGTCTGCCGGTCGATATTACTACGGACAAAGCTGGAAGAAGAATTTTCTGAGCAGCACAAACTGCAAGAAGATGATGGGTGACTATGTTAAGCTGGTTGACGACAATCGAGAATGTCAGAAGGGCTTGACAAAGTAGAATAGTCTAGTATAATATAGAGTTAGCGTAAAGTATTAACATTTTTTATGAGGGAGATTTAGGATATGTTGAATTACATTTGTTCAGCGAACGGAAACATCACCATCTCGTTTGATGGTCAAGTCAAGTGTGTAGCGAATGACCATGCGAATTATCGCAAGGTAGTCGATGCACTCAAGAAGAATGATAAGGAGGCTCTTGGTGAGGCTCTGAACATTCAGAAGGCAGTCACAAAGTACATCGGGTCCAGCGATGTTGAAGTCAAGGATGGGTGCGTCTTTTATCGAGGCGAACAAGTCAGAGGCTACATCGTGGACCGGATTCTCGCTCAGATGCGAGCAGGGTTCGGATACGAACCAATGTGTGCGTTTCTTGAGAATATGTACGACAATCCTTCACCGGCATCGGTGGAGCAGTTGTTCAAGTTTCTTGAGGACAACGGACTTGTTCTCACAGATGATGGATGTTTCCTCGCCTATAAATATGTAGATAAAGGGCAGGATGGAAAGTTCTATGCTAATTGGGCAAATAAGGATGGTACTCACAACGAGTCCGGTCCTGGCTCAGTGGTTCGTATGCCACGGTCTGAGGTTGAGCATAACCCTGCAAAGAGTTGCGCACCTGGACTTCACGTTGGCAGCATGGAATATGTCCAACACAGACAGTGGGTGATGACCTGCAAGGTCAATCCCAAGCATGTGGTCAGCGTTCCCGACCATGAGTCTGGCAAGATGCGTACTTGTCAGTATGAAGTAATCGAGGTCAACGAGAATAAAGAGGCCAAGCAAGGTCTTATCTACTCAAATGACCTTGGGCGTAGCGATTACGCTCCCGATGTTGATTACGAGACTAATGACCATTGGGATTATGATGGCGACGATTACGATGGATATTGGGACGATGACGTTGATTACTAAACGAATCTCTCCCTCTGGGTTGGGGGTGGTCTTAACGGACTCCCCCTTCCCTTTTTTTTGGGAGTTCGATGGACCTACCGTGTCCAACACATAAACCCTTGTGAGGACACGATTTAGGAGGACAAAAAATGTCTAGAAAATTAGAGAAAAAGAAATACTACGTCAAGTGCGGTCAGCTAGAGAAGTGGGTGATTGCATACGACGAAGTAAACGCAGCGGTAGTCACGCTGATGAACGCACCTGGGGAAACTCTGCTTGACCCGTATTATTTCTTTGTCAGCAAAGACTACCACGCAAACATCGAGGACAGATACTTCCAAGACAATCCGATGAAGAAGGAAGATTTGAAAGGCGTGCATATTGTGCAGACGGACGATGTTCTTGAAATGTGTAATATGATTACTGAGGACGCTGCCGATGAGTTCTATCTAAAAGATATGAACAACGAGGACGATGATAATGGTTGGCCTGATGACAGGTCAAACGAAGAATTTTAACCAAGGAAGGATGAATATGAAACGTATTCTGCTTATTATGTCTCTGGCGATTGCAGGTCTGTCATTCAGTCAGACCGCACAAGCGTTCGGAGGCAGAGAAGTGGAGGTTACTAAAGAATACATCGTAGACGAATGTGGATACGTTGTAGGCAGCAAGGTAACGAGAGTTGTGACAGTGGCAAGGCCGCGACCGTTACGCTCTGTGTGCGAGTGTGTTGAAGATGCAGTCGAATATGTCTGCCGACCACTGGTGCGTTGCTGCGAGAGGACTAAGACAGTCGTAGTAGAAAAGAGTTGTTGTCAGCCACCTCGACGACAAGTCTGGCGAGCCTGCGATTGTGGATGCAAGTAATCTTTACTTATTTGGGAGAGTAAGCCATCGCGCTTCTCTCCCTTTTTTTATTGAGGAAATAAAATGAGTACACTATTTTTATCGCTTACAACACTTGTGGTAATGTGTTTTATATTTACCATTTATAGCCTGTCTGATACCAACAATCGTACTAAAGATTGATAAGAAAGGAATCTTATGAATAGTTTTGTCGCAGCTAATATAGCTGCATTAGTAGTCTGGATGATGGCGGGAACTGGTCAAATTGAGCCTATAAGCGTTAAATATCCTTTGGGCCTAAAGAAAGTCTTGCTGCTAAAGAATCACATAACAATTAAAAAGATGCGTAAGGAGAGCAATAGGATACGTCAGGAGGCGGGAAAACCAGCCCAAGAGTTAGACGAATCACTATGCAAGGCGGCACAAGGACATGCGGAGTATATGGCAGAGCAGGGAAATATTTCTCACTATATCAACGGTACTCCGAGTAGTCGAGCGAAAGATGCTGGCTGGAATGGTGGGTTTGTTACAGAGAATATAGCTCGCGGCCAAAGAAGCATCAAGAGTGTATTTAGTGTGTGGAGAAACTCAGGCGGTCATTACGCTAACATGACTGGAAGATATGACAGGTGTGGTTTTGGAATGGCAAGGCGAGGCAACATGATTTACTGGTGTGCCGTTTATGCCAGGACGATACCGAAACTTGACAAAAAGAAATAGTCTGGTATAATAATGTTGGATTAAAGTATAGAATTGAGGGAGAGATTTATGAAGGGTAAAAAGACTTGTCCAAAGTGTCAAACGATGACGGGACCACGCACAAAGATTTGCAAGAAGTGTGGTGAGCATTTTGTTTTCAAATTCAGAGGTCGCAGAGTAAAGACGAACGAATTGAAAGACTGGAAGTCTCTCAAGAGAGGCGATGTAGTCAAGTCTATTCAGGGTTACGGGCCGTACTGGATTAACGAAGAAGGCGAGAGAGAATCTATGGGATACTACGGTCTTTTTAAGGTCAGGTATGTAGAGAAAGACGGTATAGGAGCATATCCTTACGGAGCCAAGCAGAGGCATGGAGGATTCCATTTTTTATACATGGGTAAAGAAAAACAGTCTGCAACAGGCGGTGTAACCAGAGCGCACAAATTAGCTATAGTGAAGGAAAATGACAAATGATTTTTGTAAATATAACTGGACCAGATAAAAAAACAATTACATCCTATCCAGCAGTCGCGGCTCCAACAAAAGAAGATTCTTTCAATTTAAAAAAAAGATTTTCTAAAGAAGTTGGCTGTAGTCCCGATGAGATAGAAATATCAACCTCTACCAATGCGACTCAATTAAATAAGAACATACTGTCTGTGTTTGGGGCAGACGGGGAGTTTATCATACAGACAAACACGAATCTAGAAGAAGTTGATGAGAATATGAAAAGAGACTATGCTGATATGTATGGAGAAGGCATAGAGCTAAAGATAACACCATACGACCAGCCTTACCAAAAAGAGATAAATGAGCAGCAAGAATAGTAAAGCCATATCCTTTTCTTTGTGGAGGGATGAAGAAGATTATAAACTGGGCGCAATAGCAAACGCAATATATGCGTATTACACCTTCCCTGAATGGGACTGTATATTTTATGTGCCAGAGGACTATGACCCAGAGACTATATCTCGACTAGATGATATGGATTGGGTACACATAATAAAGACACAAAAGCGAGCGAAAGATGATGATGGTCATATACTGTCAAAGTTCTTATCTGCTTCTTTGGAATACGAACACATAATTTTTAGAAGTTGTCGAGCTAGGCTGATAAAAAGAGATTTCGCTGCGGTCAGCGAATGGATTGATTCAGAAAAAGACTTCCACATTATACATGATAACCCGTCTTTAGGCTTTATCCCTGAATGTTCATGGGGTGTGCGAGGGGGCGTGTTGAAAAACATAGACCAGATGATATATTACTTCATGCAGGAGACAATACAGAGTCCCTGGCTTAAATGTGCGAAGAAGAATAAAGAAGGACAGATTGTATTTGACATATCCATATCGACGATATTTTCTCAACAGGTAATCTTCCCATTAAGTAGGAGGTCTTTTCTCAGGCACGACGAAACGATAAAAAATATAAACGGTGAAAAAATAGGTGTTCCGATAAAAAGTCCTAGAAGTTTTGATAGCGCGTATGTGGGAGAGATGATAACACACCTAGAAACACCCGTTAGACCTGAAAACAGGATAGTTTTCTACAACGCCACAACAGACGGTCAACTAATAAACACAGAAACACAAACAGAGGAAGATATAAAAGACCCTGTTGAAGAAGGTTACAGAAAAGTATCAGAGATAAATGGCGCACTATGACAAGACCAATAAGAACAGAAGCATACCCAGTTTATATGTGCGCAAAATGTCAATCGGAGTATTCCGAGTCGGTTGACTATGTGAATAAGATTGGTAAGATACTTTGTGTTTGTGGAGAGATAATAAAGTGCGAACCAATAAAGTCTGTCAAGTTGTGCTTCCAGAATACAGAGGTCAAACACAACACACAAAACATAGACATCGAGCCATATATTATAGCATTAGTTAATCTTGGTTTCACCAGGACAGAAGCAAAAAGAAAAATCAAGGACAGCATTGAGACACATGGATATGATAACTTGGACGATATTATCATGGGAGTGTTAGTATGACATTTTGGGAGTTTTTTGCTTGGGTTGCTGTGGGTTTTGGTCTTATGGAATTGAGCCTTATTAAAAAAGGATACATTAAAGGAATACCAGACGAAGGAAACAAGAATGAACCTATCCTCTGATACAAAGCTAGACTTCTCAGACGTTCTGCTCACTCCTGCATGGTCTATCAATGCGTCTAGGTCTGACGTAAACATGCGACGAGAGTTTGATGGTTTCTATCATTCCAATAGAAAGTGGAGTGGTTTGCCTGTTATGATTGCAAACATGGATACGACCGGAACACTTGCAATGTGGGAGCATGTGGCGGGTTGGGATTCGATAGTTTGTTTCGATAAACGAAAGAGTCTCGACTACTGGAAGGAGTTGCTTACAGATAGGTATGTAAGCGATGCTCCTGCCTTTCAGAAAGAACTTATGAATACAGCATGGGTGAGTACAGGCATAACCGATGCAGACATATTAAACCTAAAAAACATAAAAGAACTGTGCGAGTATAAGGGAGATTTTGACCCACAGAATAGAAGGATTCCTCCAATAGAGCCAAGCATCTGCATAGACGTTGCAAACGGATACTCTCAATACTTTGTCGAGAAGGTCGAGTACATTCGTAAGCTATTCCCAGAATCAATAATCATGGCCGGTAACGTAGTCACACCAGAGATGGTTTTAAAACTAATTCATGCCGGTGCAGATATAGTCAAGGTAGGCATAGGGCCAGGAAGTGTTTGTACCACCAGATTAAAGACAGGTGTTGGGTATCCCCAGTTCTCTGCTATTGTTGAGTGCGCCAATGCCGCACACGGAATCAAGAACCCAGAGAACGGTAGAGTTGGAAGAATATGTGCTGATGGAGGATGTACTAACACAGGAGATATTTGCAAGGCACTTGGGGCCGGAGCAGACTTTGTGATGATTGGAGGCATGGTTGCTGGAACAGACCAGTGTAACGGTAAGTGGAGTACAGATATAGCTGTGGGCAAAAAAGTCTTTCAGTTCTACGGCATGTCGTCTTACGAGGCTCAAGACAAGTATGACAGCAGAAAGAAACAGAGGACAAGCGAAGGAAAGCTGGTGGAGATTCCGGCGAAGGGATGCGTAGAAAATGTCATGCAAGACATAGTTGGTGGAATAAGAAGCTGTTGTGCGTACATCGGAGCTACGAGTATAAAAGATATTCATAGATGTGCAAACTTTGTTCGAGTCAATAATACACATAATAAGATTTTTGGAGAAAAATCATTGTAAGGTTGGATTACTCTTGCCAGCTAGGCAACAATCTATTTCAATATGCTTTTGCTAGAATTTTAGCGGAGAAAAGCGGAAGAGCCTTTTTAAGCAAACCACTAGAGCATTTCAGCGAAACAGAAAAACATTTAAACGGTTATGCGTATCTTTCAGGAAAGCCCCTTGTATTAAAAGGGTCGAAAGTAGACTTTAACTCATTGTTATCATATAATGGCCCTATTTTTATAGTCAATAAATTCTACGGACAGAGATATGAATACTACAAAGAAAGCAAAGACAAGATAAGAAGATGGCTTACGCAATCGTTAAGAAGGTTAGCTAATCCAAAGACCGATAAAAAAGATATAGCCTTGCATATTCGATGCTTTCACACCCAAGACAGATTGACTGCCCAAACTATGGATACAAGCTATTACGAAGAATGTATTAACAGAATATCAGACATAAATAAGGGATATAAAAACATACATATATTCACAGATAACACAAATGATAAGAATGTTGTTATGCCGATATTAAAAAAATATAAATGCAAAATAATGAATATAAAATCCCCTGCTACCAGCATGTCGTTTATATCTTCTTATAAAAACATCATTATGTCGCAGTCTACATTTTCTTGGTGGAGTTCTTTTCTTTCCGAGGCAGAAAACATATGCTTCCCAAGACCTGACTCTGGTTTTTGGTCAAGGGGAAATCAGTGGCAGATACAGCTAGAAGTTGATGACGAAGAAAGATATATTTATGTTGACGGTAAGACGCTCAAATAAGTTAAAATTAATAACGTGAAAGGAGATTGATTATGGGATGTTGTGGAGGTGGTGGCGAAACAGCCACGTTGCAGGCTTATCAGGAGATTTCAGAGCAGACAGCTATTTACCCAAATAAGGGAAACAATATGTCTTATCCCACACTTGGATTGTGCGGTGAGGCTGGCGAGATTGCAAACAAGGTCAAGAAGATTTATCGTGACCACGATGGAGTTCTCACTGATGAGTACAGAGAGATTCTTTCTGCTGAACTTGGTGACTGTCTGTGGTATGTCGCAGCCATTGCATCCGAGTTGGGCGTTAGCCTTGGCGAAGTAGCTATGAACAATGTAGATAAACTGACTGACCGTAAAAATCGAAATAAATTAGGTGGCGATGGAGATAAACGGTAGATTGACAAACCAATCCATCACGCTATCATAATGCATGAATAGACTTTTTGGAATGAGAACCTATCTCGTTGGAGCGATGGATAGGGTTGAAGATGGTGGTGTTGAATGGAGGGAAAGGCTAGAGCCTGAGCTAAATAAATTAGGCGTAGTTGTTTTCAATCCATGCAACAAAGCTATACCCATCGCTGACGAGAGCGAGGACTCTAGGAATAGAAGGCAGAAGTATAAAAATGCTGGAGCCTATAATTCTGCGGTAGAAGAAATGAAAGAAATTAGAAATGTTGACCTGAGAATGGTTGATATTTCTGATTTTATCATAGTCAACCTAGACCTGGATGTTCATGCTTGCGGAACCTACGAAGAAATAGTAACCGCAAACAGGCAAAAGAAGCCCATCATAGTCAGAATAAAGCAGGGCAAATCTCATACCCCAGACTGGCTGTTGGGAATGATGGGGTCTTCCCATAACATGATTTTCCACACCTGGGAGCAAGTGATAGACTACCTCAAAGACATAAATAATTGTTCTGAAAATAGTATTCGTAGTCTGAACCATCATGGTCGCTGGGTATTTTTTGACCTCCATTCTTTATATGACAAAATACTAAATGGTGTATAATATATTGTAATCTATTACTTATTGGTAAAGTTAATAATGAATAACGGAAGAAGAGAAAACGATAGGGGCGTTTTTAATCTAGTCAAACAGGCTAAAGCACTCCTTCTTAAAACAGATACAATCTTGGATGATGTGTCGGGGAATGGAATCAGAGTAAAAGTAGTAAAATTATGGCCGCTTACGTTTGATTTAACAATTAAGGACTCAAAAAATGAATGAAGTAATTAACTATGTGACAGAAAATAAATGGGTTGTGGTCGTTGGAGTGATTCTTGTCTTGCTTTACAATAACAGGTCTTTCTTTTCATCTGCCGCAAGCGGAGCGTTTTCCTTTTTGTCTGTTTTTAAATTCTGGGACAGAGACAAAACCGCTAGCCAAGACGACAGAAAAAGACTGTACGACACCCTTATTCAGTTGCAAGACGAACTTGCTGTGTGTGGGGTACAGAGAAAAGATATGGATGCAATGACTCTTGCTGAAATTGGAGTTCTTACTGTAAGCGCAACCACAGCACTGAATCCTTCCTTAAAAGACGGTCCAAAGATAGATTTTAATAAAGCGGAAGGCATGAGGCAGTAATGCTTGAGGGTCTATTGTTTTCATTCTCGGCTTTTGTAATTATTTTTTTGTTGATTAAAAGGCATAAAACAATGAACGATAAAATACTGACAACAGACAGGCTAACGGTTGTCATTCTTGAGCAGACAGAATGGAGACATAAGATTAAACCGAAGCAGCTAAATGTCATTTCATCCAGAATATGGAGGGATAAAGTCACCGAACTTCAAGGCCAATGGAGAGTATTGGACCCCGAAGCAGATATAGACAAAGATGAGCCTTGGGTTGAAGAAGCCCTCAAAAGAAAACGGTCTGGTCTCCCCTGGCTCATCGTACAAAAAGACAAACTTTGGTATTCTGGTCCGGTTCCACAGACAAATAAAGAGATGTTGGAGATAATACAATGAGTTTTGTTTCAGAGATATTCGACGGGGAGCCTGTCGTAAAAGACGATACTCATTACGCCCTAAGTGTTCCAGACGGATACTCAAAGGGCCTTATGATTAGAGACAAAGACGAAGACCCTATCGGTGGTTTTGCAAAGGCTTTTGACCTGCCCCTCATACCTAGAAGTGAATGGGCAAACAGAATAGAGGAAATAGAGAGAACAAAGTCTAGGCTATCAGACATTAGTTATGCCGCTGGAATTGAGTGCTTAGACCAAAACGGAACTAACTATTGCTGGGCCAATGCTCCGGTTTATTGTGTTGAGCTTTTACGTTTAGCGAGTGGTCTTGGAGACAATAGACTCTCCCCTGCCAGTGTAGCTGCTCCAATCAAGAATTATCAAAACCGAGGAGGATGGGGAACACAGGCGTTAAAATACATAGTCAACAACGGTATAGTGCCAGCAGCAAAATGGCCCTGCAATGCTATTGACCGCGCCTACCACACTGAAGAAAATAAAAATATCGCTAAAGAGTACAGTGTTACGGAATGGTTTGACCTTGAGGATAGAAACTTTGAACAGTTAATGACATGCCTCATATTAAGAATACCTGTTGCTGTTGGCTATAATTGGTGGCTGCACGAAGTTTCTGCCATTGATGCGCTTGTTCTAGGCAAGGATGAGTTCGGAATAAGAATAAGAAACTCATGGGGGATGCGGTACGGAAAAGACGGATATGCTATATTAACAGAAGAAAAGGCGGCTTCTGATGATGCTGTAGCCCCAAGAGTTGCTATTTCATACCCCGAAAAGCAATAAAAATACATAAAAATTGGTGTATAAATAAGTGTTGACAACTTTATACCTATTTGGTGTTTTAAAATGAATCTAACAAACGTGGCATGTACAGCAACACTGGCTTGGATTTTAGTGTTCGGCTCTAATGAGCCAGAGCAATCCGAGACTATTTCTAATGACACATGCACAGTAGTGCAAGTTAATCCGAAGGAGGTCGCAGTTGAGCAAGAAGTAGCTCCTGCGAGCGTGTTTCCCAGACCAAAGAAACCCTGTCCTAGCGGGCCAGGAAAACAATGACCGTAAACCACAAACGAGCCGGTCGGCTCCAAAAAGAAGGTTCTTTAGAATATGGCGCAGACGTTAGCTGGTCTAGAGATGGAAGCTGCCACCAAAGGCCCCTGGCTTGCCAGGAGGTTTCCTCGCGTAACCAAGCTAACACTAAAATTATGTGCGTTACACTGGCACACTCTATGCGCATCCCCAGGAGAACAAATGTGGGCTGTCAATATGATACAAAGAAGAGTGGGAGAAGGCTTCCCTTTAATTTACTCATGGTTATTAAAGATGGTTGCATCACTTGTGATATACTGGCTTCTAAACAAGAGGAGTTTAGAATTTGATAAAGATATGGAAAGAATGAGTTACTACCTTTAAAGGAGACTTGATATGAAGAGCAATTGGCGAACTACTGTTGCAGGTCTTTGCACCGCAGCGATTGCCTGTCTTGCAGCGGGAAGAGCAATTATTGAAGGCGAATCACCTGATTGGCCCACAACGATTGCAGCGCTGACCGCCGCATGGGGCTTGTTGTTTGCAAAAGACGCAAAGAATTAATTTGTTTTACAGGAGGGAGAAAAATCATGTGGAACGAATGTAAGGGTTTTATAGCCATAATGGCGATTTTTGCCCTGGCAGCGTGTTTAATTATAATTGGCATGTGTATAGAGAGAGAGGCTAGCAATAAAGAGCTTCCCAAACTAAAGCCACAAATAAACGTATATCCACAACCGGAGAATATACAATGAAGGTTTTTAACAACTTATCGGCAGAAGCGGTTGGAGTTATGCTGTCCATCGTCGTTATGATTGCTACTGTTGGCGCTACTTTTGGAATAACGCAGCATCAAATAACACAGCACGAGGAGAAACTACAAGACATGGACGACGAGTATCAAAGGGACCACGACCTACTTCTGCAAATCAAGAGAGATGTTCACTGGATTAGAGAGTCTCTTGAAGAAAAATAGTAAAAAATAAATTTTAAGGGGCCAGTTAAATCGATTGGCCCCTTTTTTTATTTGGCAAATTGCGTTTTTAGTGTATATGTATGTAGTCCGACTACATATTTAACTAGCGGAATTTTGCTATGAAGAGTAGATGCAAGTATTGCGAAGACGGGTATGTTAAAAAGAACGGGGTTTACACGCCCTGCCAACACTGTATAACCCCTGAGAGATTTGAAAAGACGCTTGACAAAGCTATAGCGTCTTGCGGACCAGATTATTTTAGAAAAAAAACATTATCAAACATAAAAGACAATTTACCAGATTACCCGATTATGGCTTTGCTGGAAGCAGAACATTATGGTCAGTTTTCTAAAGATTTTATGAGGATGCTAAAGTCCGCATACGACATAAAGCCATTCATGGACGTTAAATATAAAAAATACAAAGGTTAGGATATGAGAATTATTAAAGCCATAAAAAATTTATTTAATTCTGACAAACAAATGTCAAAAGAGCTATACAATAAAGGCTACATTGACGGATTCAATAGCGGATGGACACAGGCTATGTCAAAAGTTTCCAAGGCTGTTGACGACTTTTTAAAAGAAGGAAGCGGCAAATAAATGCAGGTATTCGTAACAGAAAATAAACACACAGAAACCGTCAGCACTTGGTCATGGGGAATCGCGGATTTATCTGGCAATCCAATTCTTATATCGGCAAGAGCATATAGCTCAAAAGAAGATGCTGACAAAACCATACAAGAAAACTTGAAGGACTGGGGATTAGAGGTACAAGGAGAATTATAACAACTAGAGGTCAGAATAATGCGTGTGCTGTGGCTACTTTATCTAACAGCAAGCGCAGCGGACTTATATTTGAGCATTTTGAATTTAAATCCAGAAATGGAAGCAAATCCACTAGCCGCTTGGACATGGGCTGCGTTTGGCTACAAAGGCTTAATCTTATTCAAGATATTGACTATTCTTGTCATTTATTTTATTTGTAATTCTATTTACAATAAGAGCCGTCTTGCCGCCAAATGCGTAATGACCTTCGGCGTTTGTGTTACAACATTGACCTGTTTGCTATTTGGAGTTATATATATATGAGTAACGGAAAAGGTAGTCGGAGGAGACAAATGAAAGTGTCCCAAGAAAAATACTATGAAAATTGGAATAAGATTTTCAATAAAAATAAAATTAAAACAAAAAAGAAAAAAAAGGAGGCCTAGCCATGAAAAAGGCAGTCGCATTAAAAAGTTGTAAAATCGGCCGAAACTGCGGGGAGCGAAGTTGGCTCACTCTCTCCGTCAGTAAGACAAGGCTTTTCATAATGATGTTAGCAATATTTTTGACAATACCATCTATAGCTACTTCAGAGGAAGTTAAAGGCTCTCTTGCCCCATACCTTCAAAGCATTTCCGTAACAATTCGCGCCGACAGAGGACAGGGTTCCGGAGTTCTCGTCACCAGAGAGATGATTGGTCTTGATGGAAAGCCTGTCAAAGTAAACTTTGTTTGGACAGCCGCTCATGTTCTGAGCCGACTTAGAAAAACCAGAACCGTAATTGATAGCAAGACAGGCCAATCAAAAACATTAGTAGAGTTTAGAGATGCAGAGATTGTCCAAGAGATAGTCGAAGGAGGTCGCAGGGTTGGAGAGAAGAAGATGCTTGCGAGCGTGATTAAGTATAGCGATGCAGACGAAGGGCAAGACCTCGCGCTGCTGATGGTGAGAAAGATTGGAATGACAGAGGAGAGCGCTGTATTCTATGACACAGATACAGATATACTACCTATCGGAACTAAAGTATTTCATGTCGGTTCTCTGCACGGTCAGTTTGGGGCGAATAGCATGACTGACGGAATTATGTCTCAGATTGGTAGAGTCCTAAACATCGGTAGTGCCGGTGGCGGTGTCGTATTTGACCAAACAACTGTCAACGCTTTTCCTGGCAGCAGTGGTGGTGGCGTGTACGTTGCTGGCGACACAGAAGAAACGAAGCAGTACCGAGGACAATACTGCGGCATGATTGTTCGTGGTGCCGGTGAAACTTTTAACCTTATTGTTCCTATCAGGCGTATGCGAGCATGGGCTAAGGCCTCTGGCTGTGAATGGGCTATTAAGAACGACCCAAAGATTACACCCCCTTTGTCTGAAATCTACAGCCCCAAGTGGGTAATCGAAGACACCGGAGGAATTTGGAACGCAAAAGCTAGCCAAGTTAAAGAAACGGGATTCTTCTTCTGGCTTAGAGATAGAAGTAAGGTTACTGCAACCATACTCGAACCAGAGAGTTGGGCCATTAAATCTGAAACTTACCTAGAGGTAATACCCACGGAATGAAAAGGCCAAGACCTGAAGACAGAGAAACCGAGTGGTCCAAATGGATTGCTCATCAGATGAACGGCGAAGCAGAGGCTAGAACCTTCTGTGGTGCTAGATGCGATGTCCTAACCGAAACCCATGCGTGGGAAGTAGAGTGGATGAAAAAATACAATCAAGCGCCTGGACAAGCCCTGCTTTACGCTTCTCTGTTTAATAAAAAGCCTGGAATAATTCTTTTGTCCAGGGCAGACGACAGAGATAGCATCTATTATTTGAGATGTGCGGTGATTTGCGAAAAGGCAGGAATAGACCTTCAGGTTGTAGAGACGTATGACGAAGAACAAGACAAAGTTGGTCTTGCAGACATAATAAAGCATGGGTGGGACAAGCTGAGAGGAAAATGAGTAAAAACACCTTGAACAAGATGCTAACATTCAAACTTTCTCAGATAGGCTTTGGTTTAAACTGTGATGTTTCATTTACAAACAGGGTTGATTGTCTTCCGTCTGAAGACGAAATAAATAAATTAAAAAACGGCTCAACTATTTTTATAGATGTTTGCCCGCAAATGTTCAGTAGAGCGAATAGCGTTATTGAATTATTTAAAGAAAGGAAAATAAAAGGTTCGTTTTATTTAATGAAAGAGCCTGTGGTCAGCAGGGACGTTATAGAGACTTTAAAACCTGTGTCTACAAATATATTTGTTCAAAGCAATATTTACGACGACGACAATGTTCACGCAATGCCCATAGGAATAAGGGATTGCGGAAAAGTTGTCGAAATGTGTAATGGCTTTTGGCACAAACAGTTGCTCGATGAGGGAAAGCAAGAGAGAGACAAGGAATTCTTATGTTATCTGTGTTTCACTTGTTCAACACACCCATCCCGCGAACATTTACTTAGATTGCTTGGAGATAAAGGCTACGTTTGCAATCTAAATAAAAAGAACTTTGGAAGACCAACATGGCCGGTATTTTGTGGAACAGTTCCCGTAGACATAAATTACGAACATACAAACAAAAGCGTTTACGCTCTGTGTCCGCAGGGCGAAGGAGTTGACACACACAGATTCTGGGAGTGCATATACCTAAACACAATACCTATTGTTATTAAAACAAACACGGCGTTTGACAAGGTTTACAACGTATTCCCCTGCTTGGCTGTAAACTCTTGGGAAGATATAACAGAAGAATACTTACTGTCAAAGAAAGATGAATGCCAGCATAGGATGAAAAATTTTAAATCACAATATCCAAACATGTTTACGGACTTGAATAGTATAGAAGAGCTTTTATTGAAAACGTAAGGAGGGCATATAATGCCAAACAAATTAGTAAACACAATAGCGGTGTTGTTACTGCTATTCCTATTATTCAGCGGAAGCTCCCCGCTCGTAAGCAAAACACCAGATATGGTTGCGGTGGTTTACGAGTCTTCCGATGGTATTCCAAAGCCATACGTCACAGGGGCTTTAAACAAACTTAGTGAACAGGGATTTCAGGTTAGGGTGTTCGATAAAGACGTTATAACAGGTGGTGGAGAAGTGCCCGCACAGATTAAACCAGCCATTCAGGCTGCTGTAAATAACGGATTACCTGCTCTTGTAGTCTTAGCGAAAGGCGAAGTAATTAGCGTACAAAACCTTCCTAGTTCGGAAGCAGAAATACTGGAGGCTGTAAAATGAGCATTGACCCAAAACTTATTGATGTTGAATTTGAATTCGACGGATTGTCTGCTGATATAAAAGAAGAAGACTTGCTGTACGCTGGAGCAAAAAGACTTCCCAGCGATTTATATATAGAGAGGTCAGAGTGGGACGACCGTATTCGTGAACATGAGAAGCATAAGAGTAGCGCAGATTTCTTTAGCGGAAGATTTACTCACCAAGCGAACAGCCATGAATGTGTTTGCCATGCGGCGCAACAAGCGTTTATGTGTGCATATAACAGACAATTGGGAGGATTGGAGCATGATGTATGGTTTAGCCCTCTCGCCTTATATACTAGAATAACCGGAGGACGAAGATGGGGCGGCTCTATGGTTATTGATTCTATGTATGAGATGATAGAGAATGGCATGATTCCAGACCATGACGGGCCAGCGGGCAACAACTCTCAGCATGAAAAGTTTAAGCACACACTTCACCAAACAAGCGGCAGGACGGAAGATTGGTGGCCCACAAGCGGTTGGATTCGCCCTTCTGAATTACCTAGCGGATGGAAGGAAACCGCAAAGCACTTCAAGGCACTTGAGGTTTATACTGTACCAAATGAAGAGGCGCACGCCAGTTGTTTATTACAGGGTTTATGCGTGGTGAATGGTCGCAACGGTCATTCAATTCCACATATGAATTTGGTGAAAGACGATGGTCGTTATTACTCCAGATATAAGGACAGCTATAACGTATTTAGATTTGATAGCGAAAGACTGTGGGGCGGTGGGTATGTAATTAGAAGCACAACCATGCCGCATGACCCATCAAACCCAGCGGAGGGATAAAAAGTGTATAAAATAGATTTCCCAACAACCAACTTTGATTTGTTCGTAGATGTTGGTTTATCTCATAATGCGCCGCACACGATAGAAGTTCTTAGGAGTAACGACAACGCCTTTGTTATAGGCGTCGAGCCGCACCCAGGAAACTGTGAATCAATACGTTCATTGAACTTACCTCGATTTAATCTTGTTGAGGCCGGAGCTTACGACGGAGAAGGAGACAGCACACTAACTTTAAACATGATGCATCCAGACCCTGGAACATCTAGCTTTCTAGAACCTACGGGCGAGCTACTTAATCAAGGTTCTGGATACTCTATCTCTGAAAAAGTTTCTGTCAATCTGGTAACACTAGAGAGCATTCTGGATGAGGTTCCCTGGGAAAGGGTTTCTAGATTTGATTTAAAAACTGACACACAGGGCTTTGACTATAAGGCCCTAAAAGGCTTGGGACATTACATCAATCGTGTCCAAGACTTACAAATTGAATCAACTACACATGGACAATATGAAAAAGCATGCACCAAAGAAGAGCTTTTTTCTTTCTTAAACCAACACATGAGAATGGTAAAGGATGACCAGTTTGAGAACGCTTGGTTTACTAAAAAATAATCAAACAAAGAGTTGACAAAGTTTTTATCGCTACTATGATACTACATACAGTATTTTACATTTACTTAAATTTGGAGATTTTTAATGGCTAGTTTTAATCGAGTTATTTTGGCCGGAAATCTTACGCGAGACATTGAGCTTCGTGAGACTCCTGGCGGGGCATCGGTTGCCGATGCTGGTTTAGCAGTTAATGACCGTCGCAAGCAAGGAGATGAATGGGTTGACGAAACCTCTTTTGTAGACCTTACTCTCTGGGGGCGAACAGCAGAGAATGCCGCTGAGTATCTCTCTAAAGGTTCTCCTATTTTGATTGAAGGTCGCTTGAAGCAAGATAGCTGGCAGAATGATGCTGGCGAAAAGCGAACCAAGCTCAAGGTTGTTGTTGACCGATTGCAATTCCTTTCTAATAATGGAAATGGCAAGTCGGACGAAAAGAAGCAAGAGCCGGTAGCAGCTTCGTCTGGTAAAGACGGAGACATTCCCTTTTAGTTTTGTTTAAACAACAAGACGGGGGCTTCGGCCCCCTATTTTTTTATGTGTAATGGCGAAGTAAATATAAAGTACAAAGGCAGATATGGAAATAATCTGTTTATGTATTTTGCTGCACGTATATATGCAGAGGAGCATAGCCTCAACCTAAATGCTGATATACCTGATAAATACTTTAGTATAAACGAGCCTGAATCTTTAGGGGGTAATCAGCGAGAACTAAAGAATTACGAAATAGGCGATGACGACTACGACGAACAAGGGGATTTGCCGTATCACGGTGAAGGCGTGTATAGGTTTTTTGGCCTTTTTCAGAAAGAAGAGACCCTGTTTAAGAACAGAGAAAAGATATTAAGCTGGGTAAATCTCGATTTTGAAAAGCAGGATACATGCACGATACATCTAAGGCTGGACGACTACTATATACAAAGAAGAAGTTTGGTAATCAATACGGATTACTGGATACACTGTATTGAAAAACATGCTGATGTATATGACAAAATAAACATAGTGTGTGAAAAGCCTAAACAGGTATGGGAGTTTAACTACCTGTCCAATTTAATGTCTAGAATAAAAGAACTAAACAAAAAACCAGTATATGTTCCTGGCTCTATGTCAGAAGACATTGAAAAAATAATGATGTCAAATTGCATAATAACATCAAACAGCACCTTCTGCTTTTGGCCCACGTTCTTTTCCAAAGCAGACAAGATAATATCCTTCCCTCATACTGGTGTTGATTTAATGGCAGACGACACAACAGAAATATGGGAGGGAGATGTACAGGTTTTTAAACACAACCAAGGACCATACGAACTAAGTCACTCTTTTAGCGATAACCCCGCAGAATATTTTGAAAGACCCTCATGGACATAAATGTAACAGCTCCGGTAAATGAACTAGGCTATGGTGTTGCCGGATTAAATATACTGAAATCAATCGTCGCACTCGGACATAAAGCGGCATTTTGGCCTCTAGGACAGCCAACAGTAAAGACAATTGAAAACCTGAACGTGCTTAAAGAATGCACAGCAAATGTAAGCAAATACAACCCAGAAGCCCCCAGCCTCAGAATATGGCATCAGCACGACATGGCTCAACACGTTGGCGATGGTGAAAAAATCGGCTTTCCAATTTTCGAGTTAGACCAATTTAACGACACGGAAAAGCACCACCTGAAGAATTTAGACACTATAATAGTTTGTAGCGAATGGGCTAAGTCTGTAGTAAAAAGTCAGTTGCCTGACTCAGAGGTTTTCGTTGCTCCTTTAGGTGTCGATAGGTCTATATTTAATCCAAATATTGACACAAACAACAGCAATTTAAAATTTGCTAATAGAGATAAAGTAAATACCATCTTTTTGAATATGGGAAAATGGGAGGTGAGGAAGGGCCATGACATACTGGCAGACGCATTCTGTAAAGCATTCAAGGAAGAGGATGAGGTAGAGCTTTGGATGATAAACGAAAACCCCTTCCTTAAAGAAGAGCAGCAGAAAGAGTGGCATGACCTATATGATAGCTGTGATATGCACAGCAGAATACGAATACTGCCTCGCTTAAACACCCATGAAGATGTTGCGGTAATAATGTCCCAGGCAGACGTTGGTGTATTCCCCTCAAGAGCAGAGGGATGGAATCTGGAGGCTCTGGAAATGCTTTCTATGGGCAAGCATCTGATTATTACTGATTATTCTGCTCACACAGAATTCTGCAACAAGGATAACTCCAGGCTTATACAGATAGATGAGCTGGAAGATGCGCACGATGGAATATGGTTTCATGGGCAAGGCCAGTGGGCTTCCATCGGAGACAATCAAATAGACCAATTAGTTAATCACATGAGAGAGATTCATGAGTCCCGAGAAGAAGTAAATCATAGCGGTATAGAGACGGCAAATCTGTTTACCTGGGATGCATGTGCAAGAAAAATAATGGATGTCGCTGGACGTAACAGCCAATCTAAGTCCGTAGAAAATTTTAGAAGGGTCGAAATTGGATGATAGAAAAGTCTGATATAATAACGTGTAAATCCTACCAGCCTTTATGTGACTATCTATATGATGGTCCAGATTTTGAGGATATTCCCCCTACTGGTTTAGTTCATGTTCATCTTGACAATATAGAAGAATTCTTCAAAAGGATAGACAGCAACGGACATAGGTATGTAATAGTAAGCTCTTGCTCGGACTATGGCCTAGCCATACAATCTGAACATCCTCCCTGGAAAGACATTTTAAAGTGGGCTGGAATGATGTGCGGTCCAGGGCTTGGATACCAGGGAATGCAGATAGAGGCTAGACTAGACCCGAAAAAGTGTAATCCAAAGGACACATATTCTGTTAAATGTCATTCTTGGACTAGGGCTACATTGCCGTCTATACCGCATAACGTACATCACTGGTTTGTTGGCAATCTAATGTTTGTACCAGAGCCAGAAACTTATGATTTTCTACATGAAGGAAACATGCACGAAAAAATAACCGCTATACCTTTTGGAATAGCTGAGGGCAGGCAAGATTACATATATAACGCTATGCAAAAAATAGAAACAGAAAAAAAGAAAAACAAAATATACGTTAGCTGGAATGACTACAACTTAGAAAGGTATGAGCTTCGCAAAGAACTGGTGGACTGGCAAAGCTATGCTGGTGTAGACGCGCTAACAGTCAGATATCCAAAAGAAGGTCAAGACACATACGAGGATTACATTGAAAACTTAAGAACCCACAAGTACGTTGTGTCTCCTCCTGGCAATGGGGCGGATTGTTACAGAACATTAGAGTCTATTTACATGAAGTGTTTTACTTTCGTAGAAGACACAGCTACGAACTACATAACGAACCTGCCCGTATATAGATATAAAACAGTTGACGATATAATACGATGTTACAACGACAACGGTCTATCTCGAATGGAGAAGGGGCCTGAAGAGCAGCCAGAAACAAAACTTTCTTATTGGTCAGACAGGATAAAAGAAAAAGCGTCGGAGATGTTTGTATGAATATACTGTTGTCCTACCCTAGAAGCGGAAGCACATGGCTTAGATATATGATTTCCAATACCTCAAACATCATGTGTCTTGGAGATGACCTTAAAGAGAATATTCAAGAAACACAATCCAAATTGAACATCAACGGCTCAAAAGAAAAAAAGTACGACCTCTCAAAACCATCGCATGATTTTGAAGAGAATGTTTTACTTAAGTGCCATGACCTAGAAATGCTTGAGACTACCTTCAGGCCAGTAGAGCAGGAAGGAATATCATGGGTATATGAAGAATTATTCGCTGCTAACCCAAACAGAGACATTTTAGATATACTGAGCGAAAGGTATGCAAAGCTAATATTTTTATATCGAGACCCATTTGAAGTTTGCTGTAGGGGTAAAAGTTACTTTTACGGAATTGATGAGTATGCTAAGATTTTTAATCAGTACGCAAACTATAAGGGCGATAAAATAATTTTAAGTTATTCCGACCTAATAAAAAGCCCCAAGGAAGTTCTTGATTCTGCTCTTTTATTTCTAGGACATGACCACGAAAATTCATGCAAACATAAATTCGACAAATTTTTTAAATACATAGAGCAACACAAGAAGGGTTGTGTAAAAATATATGAAGATGGATACGGCTACAAGTCACACACAAAAGGCGCGCCGGATACAGACAAATTTCACCAAATCCACTTAAAAGAAAAGCAGAAAAACGATGCATATAAACAGCTAAAGAAATCACTAGACTCGCTAATGTTTGACCTGTATTTCAGCGACCAAAACATGGAAGAGCCCGAGGAAAAAAAGAACCCTAGCCTATCAACAACAGCCGAACAGGAAATGATGCAAAGGGCTGAGAAAGAGAGTAGGCTCAGACATGCAGCTAAAAAACTACATATTCCAAGAAATTTAATATATGAGCCCCCTAAAAGACAAGATATAGAATTAAATAAAGAACCACCTAAAGAGGTAAAAATACAGGAAAAACCAAAGAAGGTTGGTTTTATAAGAAAATGTTTTGGTGTATTATTTGGTAGAAGAGGCTCAAATAAAACTTAAAATTTCTTGGGAGGTAAATAAGTGTCCTCTAAGAAAAGAAAAGGCAACGACAGCCAACAGACCCATCTAAAACAGAACCATCTTTCCGCAAAAACACCTAATCAAAAAGACTATATAAAGTCCGTCAAAGACAATCAGGTTGTAATCTGTTTAGGTCCAGCAGGAACTGGTAAAACGCACATAGCAACCTCCTTGGCAATAATGGGTCTAATTAGAGGCGATTATGAGAAAGTCATAATAACTAGACCATTAGTTCAGGCTGGAGAGGATACAGGGTATCTTCCTGGCAGCATTAGAGAGAAAATGTCGCCTTATTTGAGACCTATATTCGACGAATTGCTCTGCTATGTAAGCAATTCAGACATCATAACCATGATGAATGGTGGTCAAATAGAGATTTGCCCATTAGCCTATATGAGAGGCAGAAACTTCCATCATTGTTTTATTGTGGCAGATGAGTGTCAAAACGCGTCTGAAAAACAGTTGATGATGCTATTGACAAGAATAGGAAAAGGAAGTAAAATGGTTATGACTGGCGACGCTAGCCAATCTGACCTTAATTACAGAAATCAAGGCGGATTACAAGCCTGCGAACAGGGCCTTGAGGGTATCGAAGGAGTCGGAATCGTGCGACTTGGCACAGAAGATATAGTCAGGGAGCCGGTAGTGGAAAGAATTGTCAAAGCAATGGAAAAATATCATTCAAGTTCTGATTGACAAATCCCGATAAAGATATATAATATATCGCGGGTAGTGGTGATGGCTCCACATCTGGTCTCATAAATCAGACGACGCAGGTTCAATTCCTGTACCCGCAACTTTTACCTTTTTTATAAATACCGGAGCATTTTAAAATGACAGTAGTTTTAAGAGACGTTGACGCTAAGAAGAGACAGGGTTTTTCGTCAAACAATAATGAAGAGATGTATTCTCTCGCAGAGTACATCGAAATCGCCAAAAGGTGTATGTCTAAATTTTCTTCCAGGGAAAACTCAATTCGTATGCTCAAAGATGAGAGTGCTATCTCTCATGTTGCCGAGCATATCATGTGGGGTCATCTTCGATGGAAAGAAGACGGAGGACGAAATTTAAAAAGTTACCTTTGCCAATGTGCTATCTGGGCAATCAAAGTTTGGAAAACCAAGTCCTACCAAGCCGACCAAAAGAAGAATATGTCTCTTAATTATGAATTAGGAGATGACGGAGGAAATCAACAATACGAAGTTATTTCAGACACTAAGCTCAAAGAGCCTTTTGACATTATTTATAATGACCCAACCGATAATGCTATGGAAATTATCAACGGCTCTAACCTTACAGACATTCAAAAGAAATGCATGCAAGAGAGATATGTAGAAGGCAAAAAGCTGCATGAGATAGCTAGCGAGCTAAAGGTTACCAAGCAGGCAATCAATCAGCACATCAAAAGAGCTATCAAGAAAATGAGGACGCATAAATAATATGGGATTCGTTAAAGATTATAACAAAGGAAGACAGGGCGAGCAGAAAGTGTCCGAAATTCTTTCAGAAATAGGCTCGGTCTCGCACGCGCCCAACAAAAAGTTTTACGATTGGGATTTATCCGTAACGCCCAATGACTCTGATTGTTACGACAAAGACTTCACAGTAGAGGTAAAGTTTGATGAAATGGAGGGCTCAACAGGCAACATCGCAATAGAGACCCGCAACAGCAAATCAGACTCAGATAGCGGTGTTACGGCCACGAAAGCAGACCTATGGTGTCATGTTCTGGTTGATTCTGTGTGGATTACTAGCGTTAAAAGACTGAAAGAATTTATTTCGGAAACTGAACCCCTTAGAAGAGTTAAGAGAGCTGGCGACGGAAATGCTGAAATACTTCTGTTCAAAACAGACGACATTCTCCATATTTTTAATCGAATTGATGGCTTTGACAAGAATAAAAAAGACTTTCTAAGAAACGAAGTGTACACACTGCTAAACGAGGAACCAGTACCAGAATGAGTAAATTTGAAATAAAGGTCTGCCTCGTTCCATTTATACATACTTCAACAGGAGATGAGAAAAGAGATATTGAAGTTGATGGCGAAACTGTAGTTGAAATGAAAGTAGGCTTAATTAAAAATGAATTAGGATACTCTGTTCTTTACAGAAATTTAGAACAAGGCGAAACCTCTTTAAAAGTTGTTAATGATATTCTCATTGACCAATACTTTCAGGTGGATAGGGTTGCCGGAGACTTTTATTTGATGCTTTGTGATTGTATAGACGGACCAAACAGATATGCGGGGCAACGACAGCAGGACGCGTCTCTTGTGTACAGGCTTGATGTAAGCCAAAAAGAAAAAGACTGCCCTGATTTCACATGGATTGACGGACATCAACTTGGAGAACTTGCGTCGAGTAAAAAATTACTAGGAGATACACAACAAATTATAGAGGCATCTTTGAGCTATGGACACGGGAAAAACGAACCCATCCCCACAACCTGATTTTATTGACACTTGGTCTGAATATGTTTCAGCTTTAATTCAAGAATCAAAAGATATTGATGAGAAAGATAAATTTTTTATTTCTTTCTTAGTGGACAAAAACGGAATACTAGACACTAAGGCCTATGTTCCATCCAATGCCACTTACGATTTAAAGGATTGGTCCTCTAAACTATTGTCAGCAATATCAGAGGGAACCGCATCTTCTTTAATAGTGGAAGCCCTTACAAAATTTGCTTTGACTGCTCAATCCACTGAAAAAGAAAACGCCTATAAAATTCTTGAATTGTGGCGTTCTAAAAATGAAGAAAAAACCCCATGCATAAAGCCGACAGAAGTTCTAAAAAAGTGACTCTAACGTTGTGGTGTATACATAGTTGAAGCCTCTTTAATATATGTCTCGCTCAATATAACCTTATCTAGTTTGAAACAAGGGTTTGAAAATGTCTCAGAAAAAAATTGTTTGGGAAAAATGGATTGACCCGTTGAATAGCAACGTAGACGAAGTAGAGTATCCAGGGTATGACCTCCCAAGCCAAGAGAATGAAGATTCCACAATAGAGTTTTTAAGTGTTGATGAAAACTTTGAAGACAAATATGAAGAACACTTAAACGATGATTCTGAATCACAAAAGAACATGATATACAATCCCGTGAGAATAGTGCAGACCCCACAGGGATTTGTAACACTAACCGAACATTCTTTTGCCTCAAAGAGTTTTGACTTCTGGACTATGCACTACAACCAAGACATTACAGAAAAGATAATATCGGAAATAGAAAAATGTCCAGGTGTCGAGTCTGTTAATGCAATCACTAGATATAGGGCTAGACTTGGATTCAACAGAATACTGTTACAGTCTGGAGCCTTTGATTTAAATGAAATAAGAAAAAGCGTAGAATTGGCTGTGTTAAAATGTGATTCAAATAAAGCTCTATCATACGAAACAAAATATTCGGAAATGCAAGAAGACACAGACTTAATCGGTTTTTCAGAAGACATAAAACAAAAAGTAAAAAATCAAGTTTTGGAATTGCAAAAAAATAAATTTTGGGCTATGTACGTTTTCCCAAACGGAAGCATAGAATACATAGCGGAGGCAGACACAAAAAGCAGGCTATTTGAAGAAAAATCTCTTTTTTTTAAGAGAATAGAAAATATGATTGGCGGTAAAGCGTTATTTTCACAGGAATAAATAGAATGCCATCCAGCAGAAAACCAACGTCAGAGACAATTCAAGACCTTCACAATTTTTCGATAGACGTACAATCTAGAGAAATATACTTAAACAGTCATATCGCTGACTGCGAGGAAGAGTCCGGCGTAGACTGGAGAATGGCCACAAAGTTCAATAAAAACATAAGGCTATTAACTACAGGGTCTGCGAAAGAACAGCCGATATTAATTCACATGCACACTGTTGGGGGGAACTGGGAGGATGGGCTAGCTATATATGACATCATAAAGTCTTGCACCAACACGCACATAACAGTTATCGCTTACGCTCACGCACGTTCCATGAGCAGCATAATATTCCAGGCTGCTGATACTAGGGTGTTTATGCCTAACTGTATTTGGCTTATGCACATGGGTGACATGGGCTTTGATGGTCAGGCTCAGTCTTTTGAAGCAGAGGCAGCATGGGCTAAAAAAGACCATGACAGAATGCTTGACATATACGTTGAATCTGCGTATGGTAGCATGGCTTACAAGGGGAAAAGCAAAAGACAGATAAAGAACCTAATAGATAGAGGCCTTCGCTTAAAACAGGAATGGTACATGTCTGCTAGAGATGCAATATCACATGGATACGGAGATGCAGTTTTTGGCGACATTGGATATGAGGACATGGAAATAATTAAAAAGATTGGGAACAATGACAATAACGGATGAAGAGTTTGAGAAAGCGTTAAAAAATAAAGACAATATAAGAATAATTAAGTCCGTTACAAAAAAATACAGCGGACAGCTTTCAGAAGAAACCCAAAGAAGCTGTGGCCTTTACGGTCTGTGGAGGTGCATACAAAACCACGACGACAGCTATGGTCGTAAATTCACGACCAGTCTATTTATGCATGTAGAATGGGAATGCAAAAGAGAGATATCTGCTCAAAAAAGAAAGCCGCTTGTTTTCTTGGGTGAGTCTGACGATAAAATCGAAAGTCCCCCACTAAGCGTGGAAGCATCAGAAATCCTTGACTGTCTCACCGAAAATCAAAAAAAAATAATGCACCAAAGATTTTTTGAAAACATGACTTTGCAAGAAATAGGCGAAAATCATGGGTATAGTAAGGAAGCTGCCAGACAAAACATAAACAAAATTATAGAAAAGCTAAGAGCAACAATTAGCGATGTTGGTGTATAATATATCTGGATTAGGAATTAAGATTTAGGACAAAAGGAGCGTTTTTTTCCTAACAGGAGAAACACTATGGCTTTACGTGCAAATGGCGCAAAAGACGGCGTGAACCGTCAGGGCGCAGAGCAAGGTACGCCTATTAACAATGGCGCAACCATTGCGATGGCTGGTAATGTACCGTCTACGGGCGCAACAAACGATGCGGGTCTTGGCGAAGTTTTGGGTGCTGGCAGTAATTATGATTACAAGCCCGCAAAAATTGACCAGGACTCTATCTCTGAAACCGAGGGAGCATCTGTGGCTAACCGAGGCAACAGAGGCGGCGTTATTGAAGCAAGAGGTCTTGGCACAGGAACCTTTGCCTATGACAACCAGAGAGGCGTGATTAGAACTGTTAGCACCACGATTAATGGCGCTGCAAACACCACGCTACAAACTGGCGGTGTTGGTAAAGGCGGAAGAGCGAACAGTTCAATTGGTGGACTCAATAGCTTCAGCCCCCTACCTCGATACTCTTTCAAAGCGGATGGGTCTATTCTTGCAAAAGTCAACTCCCCTGGTGGCGTTGATGCAGCAACTGGATGGGATTCAACCACTTCGTTTATCGACCCTGCTGTTGCAGGAGGCTCTACTGCCGCTAACGATGGCGCAGCGGCTCCAACCAGAGCAATCCCTGGAGAATTGGCGTATATGGAAAGCGCAAAAACTCCAAAACAGGACGATTACAAAGCGAAAACTGGCTAAACAGCTATCGCTTAATGGGCACTTTGAGGCTCGCGCTTCGGCGCGGCCTCTTTTTTTTGGTTGACCAAAACAGCTTTAAGGTGTATAATACATTGTGTTAAAAGGTATGAAATCGGCTTCATTTAAAGGAACCGACGATATGTTTATCATTCACGGTCAGGCGGTAGCGAAGCCTAAATAACGTTATTACCATTGCGATAAGACCATCACGATTTGAACTCTGAAGTTATATGTCGCAACCACAAATTTTGGCTACCGCCTTTTTTTATTAAAACAGGTTTTACGATGATTGTAAACGTTGTACAGACATGTCCAAACATAGAGCGTATTATAGTTAAAACAGACGGCTCTTTAGAAAAATCAACCGTTAGCCTAAGTTCAGGAATGACTATAAGTAAAGTTAGATATGTTGTTCCTACTCATAACGGACCAAACTATGTAAACATACATATTGAAGATGGGTCGGTATTAGTCGCTGTTTTAAATGTATGCATAGAATACAATAAAAATCAAAACAAAGCCATTCTAGAAAATATGGTTTCACCGGAAGAAAAGCAGACACTCTCATCTATAAACGAGACTATTCCAGGACAACCTCCAAGAAAGAAGCGTGGATGCTGTGGCAGACGACGTTAAAGCTACCGTATGGTTTGATTACTCAGAGGGAGGAGGTCCGTCTGCAGAAGATGTGTATCTAGTTTCTTTTGCTACTGGCGAACAGCCTTACAATAAAGAAGAGTCTTCTACAGAAGTTACTGGACCCATGGTCATGAAGACCGTTATAGTATCCGAATCTAAAATACACAAGGAAAAAGACTTTACTCTTGCTGATGAAGGGCATTCATTTTCCTTTGCTGAGAATCCCGAAGAAGAGAACTTATCGAGCTTTGACTCTTATACACAGATAAGCCAGAAAACACCGTTTTATTTTTTCAGGGGCGAGACATATAAACTCCACATCAATGCTTCTTCAAAAGGCTTCTATCTACAAACAACGCCGAGCCTGATATACCAAGTAAGCGACCAATATACAGAAGGCATGTCGCCCTCCTATATAGTAGACACAGGAACAATAACCTGGAAAATACCAGATGATGCTCCAGGCCAAATTTATTATAGGGCAACTGGCTTTTACCCACTAACTCATAGTCACGACATTACGACTGATGGAAGAAAAATACTTCCACACTACTCAATCTTCCTTTCAGGCTTTGCAAGCTCTTGGATTCGAGGCGACTATGCTATTAATTACTACAACGACGTAGTAATAAATAATACAGAGCTATTTTTAGAAAACTATGGCAAAAAAGACGGCGCGGTGTTTCCAACTCTTGAGAGGGGAAGAAAATACAGCATACACATAATAAACGGAGGACCGTATCCGTTCCCCTCAGTGTTTATTAGAATTCAGGACAGCAGCAGTTCATATGGTGCTGGCAATAATTATGATTCGGGGTTTGGTTGGTCTTATCCAACACTACACTGGACTGTTCCTATGGATGCCCCAAACAGGCTTTGGTTTAGGGTCTCTGGCGAAGATATGTCGTCTATTTATGACCCTTACAACTATAGGTATATTGATATAGTAGACGCCGACTTGGAATATCAAGAGCAAAACCCTAAACAATGGTGGGGAGGAGTCAAATCCGAACACTTTTTCCAAATAGCAAATAAACCAGAGATAGATATTGATTACGAAATAGATTTTGATAATGTGAAGTTTGACAAATACTATAACTCTGGAGAGGTCATGCCTCATCAACACATAGTTGTATTTAAAAAATCAACGTCAGTAAAGGTTACTAGACTTTTATCGTATGGGCTAGAAACTCCATATTTAGAATTTCCTCAAAGCATAGAAAAAACCGTTGGAACAGAAATATTCCCAAGAGGCTCTAGAATTATTGTGGACAGAGGGATAAGAACAGGGTCAATGATTTCCTTCACTGCTGGAGAAGGGTCGGAGGTTTACTCAAACATACCTTTCAATAACATAGAATATTCTGGAACAACAATAGCCACAGGTTCAGTTGGTATATCTTCCCAAGGATTTCCCAATAAAAAGGGGGATGCATATCAGCAAAGAACCATATCAGAAAAAGAAAAAATATACACAGACCCTGAAACGGGAGAAAAAATACCAGCAGACCCCGAAGACGTAATTGAAGAAACACAAGTAGCCGGTTATGAAGACAGCGGCACACCAGACTCCCTTCCTCCTGCTGAAGTCAAAGACGCCTCTACTGGCAGCGAAAATATGCCGTGGCAGGAATCTTTTGTAGATTCTGGTGACGGTTCATGGCCGCTAACAAACACCGTTGTTGACTTGTTTGACGAATCCGTTTTAGAGGAATACAGCGAAGGTGGGTTTTCCGAAAACATTGTTCCACAAAATATCAAAGAAGTTGCTGATAGCAGCTATTCGGGCTCCTCTGGGGCAGGCTCTGGGTCAGGACGGGAGGGTTTTGCTACAGCAGACACGACTTATGTAGGCCTAATATCTTTTGACGTAACCAGAACAAACGACAGGTTCTGGGCTTTAAGATTTAATATCAGGGAGTCGATGGACGTAGCAGGTATGACAGCAGGAATGGAAGAATCTGGAGCAGGCTCTGGAAACCCTTTTGTATGGCATTCAAGTAACAGCGACTGGATTAATGCAAAAAATATTGAGCTTGGAAAAAAGAGCGCATATTATAATGTTCCGATTTACTTAAAAATGACAAATCCTGTATTCAAATCTTTCGACGGCTGCGTTGGAGCAGAAGGCTCAACTATAGACTTCAAGTCTCTTGACTCTAGCAATATCAGCAAGCTAAGAACAAATACTACCTACGGATTTTACAAGAATCACAAAGACGTAAACACCTACAGAGAAGAAGACCCCTGGTTTCTATATGACACAAGAGCTTATACAGAACTTGCTGTCTACGAACCAAGCGAAACAACAATATGTACACACTCGCTCAGATTCGGCGCTCCTTATTGGATTTTCTTTAGCGACTCATGGAATACGTTACAGTCATTATCTGATTCTCCGAAAACTAAAGGAAAACAAGCAGCCGTTTTATTCAGATGGCCCGTATTCGACAAAGCCGGTGCAGACTATGGAATGGCACCATACAATTCAGGAATGACCAGACCAGAGCCTAATGGGGAAAACGCATTCTTAGGCTATAGATGGATTTTAAGCTTGGGGGGAAGCATAGAACACCACAAAGTAATTGCAGCTACACAAATAGACACGACTCCAAAACTACCGCCAAACCAAAGAGACATAATCTCAACGCAAACTAGATTCATCAATACAACCGGAGGAGGACCAGAGGGAACATTCTCAACACCACTAAACTCTGATTTGTGGGATGACTACTACAGTGTTGGATTTTGGCCTTGGGATTCATCTGCCGTGTGGGATTTAGTGCCAGCGTTACCATGCCCATGGAAAATAGGAAACGACGCATACCGAGGATACGAAAAAGATAAGGTGGTAGGAGTTTCTTCGCCAAGTATATATTTAGACGACAGGCAGACATGTATAGACTCTGGTCAAGGCAGAGGCTTGAGGTATCAAAAAGGATTGTCTGACGAGACATACCCAGGAGCGTTAGAATCAACGTCCGGCGAAAAATGCACTACAAATGAAATACTTAACCCAGCCGACGACGTTGTTTATCCTGAGACAGGAAAAATAACTCTGACTGAGGATGAACTTACAAAATTCAAGCTCATAGCCATGAACAGTGAGTTTGGGGGCGCTCATGATATAGCGAAGTGGGTTGGGGACGTTAATATCAAGGTTCATTGGGTTGCCAATGACGGAACCTCCTTAACTCCAACTGCCGGAGACATAGACGAAATAAAAAGCATTGCGTCAGAGATAAATAGTCTGACGCAAGGAATAACAGTAAACGTAATAACTGGAGGTGTAGTGGACGAATGTGAAACTTATGGAGACCTTCCTGGGGATGAAACAAATCCAGATGTTCATTACGGAGTCAGTGTGCTCGGAACAAGAGGATGCTCTACAATTCCATCAAACGTTAATTTTAATATTTACATAACAACACGAAATAGATACGCTCTCATTAATCCGTCCGCAAGTTCTTATGTAAGCGGCAATAACGGATTGGTTTATATTGCCTGGGGAAATGGTATTATACAAGAGGCCAGTTGTTTTATTTGGGAAAACATAACAGGTACGCGAAGATTCCACATTATTAGGGAAGAGATGATACAAGCATTTGGATTGCTTAACGACAGCAATACCCTTGGAATAGACAGTATATTTTACCAAGGTTATTCTGGTGTTGCAACGAGCTTCTCAGATATAGACAGAAAGATTATCTCTACTTTGTATGACCCATCGGTTACACCTGGAATGACAGAATCAGAAATAGACGAGCTATTAGGATGAGAATAGAAATACTAAAAGACACTATTGCGGAAAAAGTCTCTATATCTATAGAAGATGGAAAAATGAAGATTAATAAAGAAGATGTGAAGCTAAAGTCCGGAGATATTTTTGATGGAAACGAAAACACATCTATAAGGCCGCCGAAAGATAACAAAATAGAAATAAAGATGTCTGACAACTCAAGTTTAACAAACATACCTGCTGAAAACGTAAAAATTGAACAGAACACACGAGGCAGTAATCTACCCAAGCGAAAAAAAGGATGTGGCGGCTGTGCCCAAAAAAGAAAAAGAAAATGAACGAGTCAGACGAAAAACATTTAAAGTCTCTATTGAGACATATCGAGAATGTGCGGCAAGCGTGTCTAATGCTTGGAGAAACAATTATAGAGTCGGGAAGAGAGTCGTTTGGAATAAAGTTAATTGCCAACGGGCAGATACACGATTGTTCTAAGTTTAGTGGGCCAGAATGGACTTACTTAAGGCCGGAGTTTTTTGATTCAGATAATAAAAAAATGTTTGAATTAGCTCAACAGAATCACGTTATGACAAACCCGCATCATCCAGAATACTGGGGAGGCATAGACAAAATGCCAGAGATATACCTAGCAGAGATGAGTTGCGATTGGTATGCTAGGTCACAGGAGCAGGGCAGCGACATAAGGAACTGGATAAAAGACAAAGCAACAAAAAAATTCAATATGAAAGTACAATCTAAGGTTTACAAAGAAATTAAATACTTTATAGATATACTGTTAGACCAATCATTTAAATAAGGGATGTAAAATGGAACAACCAAACACTTTCGCTCTCTTCATGCAAAGTGTCAGAGACAACGAAAGCCTTTTAAAGTTTTACTCAAAAAATAATTGCCCTGACTGTTACGGAAGGGGATGGATTGAATTTAAACAACCAGGAGAAGAAACTCAAAAATATATGTGCAACTGCGCTGTAAAAAGAGTTAAGAAAGAGTACGAGAACAATGGGAAAAACATATAGAAGAGAAAATAGAAGCGATAGAAATAAAAAGAAGTCCAGGGAAGACCGGAAAAGCAGGAAAAGGGCTAAAGATGATTTTTTCACAGAAAACTCACAAATATTCACAAGAAGCCAAAAAACAAAACGTTCCGGTTGACAAGCCAAGCTGGACTGAGTATTTTATAGCGATGGCGTCACTTGCCAGCGTAAGAAGCTGTGATTCGCAAACTAAGCATGGATGTGTGATAACTGATGAAAATCACAGGGTTTTGGGAATAGGCTATAACAGCTTTCCTAAAGGGATGCCTGACAACAAACTCCCAAACACTAGACCGTATAAATATAAGTGGATGGTTCACGCTGAACGAAATGCTCTGGCAAATTGTTCCCTTAGACCAGAGAATGGAATAGCTTATATAACCGGAAGACCCTGTATTGAATGTGTAAAATCCATGTATCAAGAAGGCATAAGTAATCTAGTCTGCTTGGATTCTCACGGGACTCATTTGCTTGATGAAGAAGAAGAGGCAATATTTGAAATGCTGTGTTCTGAAGGCAACATAAAAGTTGAATGGATAACAGATAAAAAAATTAAAAATTTACATAAAAAAATTGCTCAATCTTTTCAAAATGTAGTGTAGATATAGAATATGTCAAAATTAAATTTCAATAACAATTCCGAGGACTCACCGAAGATAGAGATTATCTTGCAAGTCAGAGACCACAACGGAAATCCCACCGGAAAAACAAGCAGCTATCGTTCCGACGATTACTCCAAAGCCTCTCAGTGGTATACAAGACAAACACCTAAAAAAAGAAAAAAGAAAAGAAAAAAGGGAAATAATAAGTGATGTACGGATATCAAGAAGCGCTAGATGCGTCAACAGAGTATTTTAACGGAGACGAATTGGCCGCAAAAGTTTTTGTAGACAAATACGCATTAAGAGACAATGAAAAAAATCTTTTAGAAAAAACTCCTGACGACATGCATTTACGTATAGCCGCAGAGATAGCTAGGGTAGAAAGAGCAAAATACAAAGACACAAAAATAAAGCCGTTGTCTAAACAGCAAGTTTATGAGTACCTCAAGGGGTTTGAGAAGATTATTCCGCAGGGAAGTCCTATGTACGGAATAGGTAATACTAACCAATGTGTAACTCTATCTAATTGCTATGTTCTTGATTCACCAGAGGATAGTTATGGTGGGATTCACTGGACAGATGAGCAGATTACTCAAATTTCCAAAAGAAGAGGCGGTGTAGGTATTGATATTTCTAAGCTGAGGCCAGTTGGTGAAATAACAAAGAACTCATCACGCACTACCAGCGGTATTGCAAGCTGGATGGAGAGGTTTTCAAACAGCACAAGAGAAGTGGGTCAAGATGGTCGTCGAGGCGCACAGATGCAATCTATTAGCGTTCACCACCCAGAAGTCCTTACTTTTGCTAATATCAAAAAAGACAGAACAAAAGTAACTGGAGCTAACATATCTATTAGACTCACAGACGAATTTCTTAAAGCGGTATATAGCGATAGTAATTATGAGCAAAGATGGCCGGTTGACTCTGACGAACCAAAGATTAGTCAGAAGGTTTCTGCTAGGGAAGTCTGGCGTCAGATAATTGAAAATGCGCATGATAATGCCGAGCCAGGACTATTGTTTTGGGATAACGTGATACAGAACAGTCCCGCTGACTGCTACCCAGAAGAAGGGTTTCAAACTATCTCTACTAACCCATGCTCAGAACTTCCTCTTTCTGCTTTAGACTCATGCAGACTACTTCTACTAAACTTATTTGCCTATGTAAAAGAGCCGTTCACAAACAAGGCTTATTTTGACTATCAAGAATTCTTTAAAGACGCTAAGATTGCACAAAGGATGATGGATGACATCATAGACCTTGAAATTGAGGCTATAGAGCGAATCATTAAAAAGATTGAGTCTGACCCAGAGTCAAAAGATATTAAAGCTAGAGAGATTAATATGTGGCGCAGAATCTACGACAACTGCAAGAACGGCAGAAGAACGGGTCTTGGGATTACGGCCCTTGGAGACACAATTGCCGCTATTGGATTCAAGTATGCTAGCGAGCGGAGCATTCAGGAAACAGACCAAATTTTTAAGACGCTCAAGTTTGCCTCATACATTTCGTCTGTGGAGATGGCAGAAGACCTTGGCGCATTCCCCGTATGGGACTACGACAAGGAGGCTGGAAACAAATTCTTGAAAAGGATGTATAGCGAGAAGCTAGACTTTGGCGGACTAGATATTAAGGGTAAGGATATTCTTGATAAGGCGAAACAAGTGGGCCGCAGAAACATATCCAACCTAACATGCGCCCCTGCTGGAAGCGTAAGTATTGAGTGCCAAACCACCAGCGGTATCGAGCCTATGTTCATGCCTTCCTATACAAGGAAGAAGAAGGGGTATCCTTCTGACTCAGACTTCAGAACAGACGAGGTTGACCAGAATGGAGACCACTGGATGTACTTCAAAGTGTACCACCCAAAGCTACAAGACTGGATGGCCGTGAACCCAGGCAAAGAATTTGAAGACTCTCCTTGGTTCGGAGCTTGCGCAGAAGACTTAAACTGGAAGCAAAGAGTGAAACTTCAAGCTGCGGCACAACAGCATATCGACCATGCTATTAGCTCTACTCTAAATCTACCAGAAGATGTTTCTGTTGAACAGGTGGAAGAGATTTATGAAGAAGCCTGGGAAAGAGGCTGTAAGGGAATTACCGTATACAGAAAGAATTGCAGGACTGGTGTTCTCGTAGAAGAAGCCAAACAAAAGCAGGGAGAAGAAACTGTCGAGGAAACAGTCGAAGACGAGAAAAGGCCTAAAGAGCTACCCTGCGATGTCTACCATATCAGTGTTCGTCACAATCAATACTTTGTTTTAGTTGGATTAAAAGACGGAAATCCATACGAGGTATTTGCTGGAAAGAACGGCTTTCTTAACAAGAATATCAAAAGCGGAAAGATAATTAAAAGAAGAAAGAAGGTCTACAGGGCTGAGTTTGATGATGACCATGGAACAGAACTCTCGCCAATTACCGCTGCTTGCACGGACCATGAAGAAACAATCACTAGACTTATATCTGGCTATTTAAGACTTGGCGTTGACATGCACTTTATCGTCCAACAACTAGAGAAAGTTGATGGTGAGATGCATTGTTTTGCCAAGAGCGTGTCTAGAGCCTTAAAGAAATATATTCCTGACGGAACAGAAGAGAAGGGGGAGGCTTGCCCTGAGTGTGGGTCGTCCCCAATTGTTCGTCAGGAGGGATGCGTTACTTGTTTGTCATGTGGGTGGAGCAAGTGCCTATGAGTGTTACTGGATGGGAGAATATACACGGATGGTTTAGGCTTAGCGATTCAAAGATACATGAGATGGCTGCTCAAAGATTTGAAGATGGCTCAATATTTGTCGAAATAGGCTGCTTTAAGGGCAGAAGCTGCTTGTCTATGGTGTCAAGTATTATTAATTCTGGAAAAAAGATAGATTTTTTTTGCGTAGACCATTTTGAGGGGTCCGTCGAGCATCAAGCTGGCGCGGCTAATGAAGACAATTCTGTGGTTAATAAAACCCTATATCAAGAATACCTTAGCAATATAGAGCCATACAAAAAATACATAAATACCATGAAGATGTCCTCGGAAGAGGCTTGCTTTTCGTTTGATGATATTTCCATAGACTTTGTTTATATAGACGCAAGCCATGACTATGAAAATGTTAGCAAAGACATTGACATGTGGAGCAAGAAAGTTAAGCCTGGAGGCATTATCTCCGGTCACGATTGGGACTCGAAACCGGTAGAAGAAGCCGTTAAAGATTTTTGCACAAAAAATAATCTGCGATGCGCAAACCAATACGGCAGCTCTTGGCACATAGAGAAAGGATAGGAATATGCCTACGTATGTATTTAGATGCGAAGAGTGCGAGCATGAGCTTGAGGTTGAGCAAAGCATAAAAAAGCCCACGCCAAACAGAAAAAAATGCCCTGAATGCGGAAAAAATAAATTAGAAAGACTTTTATTTGCTCCACACGTTTACAATAAGCCAGGAGATGATAGCATAACACTAGGCCTTCTGTCAGATAGAAACGCGGAAAGGCTTTCCTCTGACCAAAAAGAGGCGATAGACAAGAAAAACGGCGTAAAAAGAAAGAAGCAGCCCAGCAAAAAGAATTTCTGGGATACCTCAAGCAAGGATATGAAGAAAATATCTGAGATGACGCCTTCGCAACAGAAAAAATATATAGAAACGGGCGAAAAATGACAGAACAAGAAATCGACGCACAAGAGTCCGATGTACATGAAAGAATATACCTAAAGGGAGAAACAGGCATATCTTTTGATATAGGCATTTGCGTTTACAAGCAATACTTGAACGAAAAGGGCGTTAAGCTTCCCGAAGACATCTGGCAAGACTTTGAATCGTTTACAATAAATATACCAGAAACTAAAAACGAAGAAGCCATTGATTCTTGCAAAAAAAAACTTCAGCAGCTAAAAGAGGCCCTTGAAGTAGATAAACATATATCGGAAGGCGAAGTCAAGTGGGATGAGGCAGAAATCCATCCAGACGACAAAAAGAGGCTCGATGGCAGCAAACAAACGCCTGACATGGAAGATTTTGACACGGAGAAAAAAGAAAATGAGTGATGAAGAAGCTTTCACAATTGAATGCTCGAATTGCGCAAAGCCGTTGTCGGAAGTCTGGGCCTTGCCACCCAAAGATGGCTCCAACCCCAATAAGAACGTAACCATAGTTGTTAAATGTCCTTGGTGTGGAGACAAGTCTTGGGCAAAAAAAACCACAGGGAGATTTGCTTTCGGAGACACAGTACATTCACGAATAGAAAATGTTGAATCCGAAATTGACGAAGACGGAAGCGAACGTCTTACTGTAATAACCGGAAAGGGAACAGAATAAATGGAGATAGGTAAATTCACAACATCCATAACAAGTGGAACGGCTGGAGTTGACTCTGGTGGAGAAGTTGTTTCTTCTGCTGGATACACAGCGCAAGTAACAGAAAGAGACAGTAAGGGCAAATACGTCTTTGATAAGCCCAAGGAAGTTGACCCAGAAAGCCAAGATTGTTACGCAAAAGAGAGCCTATTCAAAAACGCTCAAGGAGAGGAAAGAAAAAGATATTACATCAAGCATAATTCCCATGGCACAATGTTTAATCCTTGGGGAATGTTTGACGAAGGAACGCATGGACAATTCGACAAAAATAGAGGCAAACTTTCTTGGACATTCAAAGAAGTCTCCAAACAGTGTTTTGACTTCTACTGTCGATTCTTGCAGTCCAAAAATAGTGCGTGGTTCAAAAATGCAGAAAGAGAGAAAAACTAATGCCTAAAGCAAGACAGCTTACTGATGTAGAGAAGTTTTATATAGAAAACAATCTTGAAAAAAGCGATTCGGAATTAGCCAGCAAGATGACTGGAGTTGGAGCAAAAACCGTGTCTAAGTTTAGAGAGACTATTCCAGACAAACCGGAATCTGACGAATCATCAGAGGAGCGAGCAGAAAGACTTGCGACCGGACCAAAAACAGGCGACTTTATAGCCAAGCGGAGCGGAGCATCCATAATGACGCAAGAGGCTTCTGAGGTTTCTGACGCCAAGAGAAAAAAATCAGACACAAGAGATATACATGAACGAAAAAATAGAAACATCATCTACAGGCCTCAAGGCTAAAAGCTACGGTCTGTGCTTAGAGCCAGATTCTTTTCTCGACGAAAAAACTATATGGATAGCTGTTCTGTCCAATGGCCTTTCTGTGTATCAAGATGATGATAGGCCTGGAGTCACGGAGCCATGCGCGTGGAAAAGACTGGGAAAGTATGTAAGCGAAGACGGCTTAGATGTAATTGGAGTGTACATTAAGTTTCGCTCGCACACTGAAAAAGCCAATATCTCATGCGAAAACCAGGACTCAAAGGGGGTCTACTTTTCTTACGGCATAATAAAAAGCGTTGACGATACCGTGGATAGAAAATATTATACTTTGGGATTTTACGCTGGAGACGAGCTAAAGTATGACTGGTTTTTGGTTCCAGAGATAGTTAAAACAGACCAAACCACTAGGCGTATAGAGCAAAAAGACCTGCAAGAAGGAAGGGTTATAATGAACTCTTCCTGCTGCGATTGACAAGGCTCATCTCGCTGCTATAATAGTTTACTATGGCAGAGAAAAAAACTACAAAAACACCGTATCAGTCAGCTTACGGAGCCGGATACATCCGTGCAGACCAATGGGTTACTGAAAAGCTGTGCGCATTAATTTCCAAAAAGTCTGGTTCAGAGTTGCCAGATAAATTTTGGAATCTGTCAAAGTGGAAATCTATTTTTCGCAGACAGGTGCAACTAGCCTCTTCTCTGTTAATTTTATACGATGCAGAAGCTATTTCTATGGCTTTAAGAGATAAAAGGTCTTACAACATTCGCTCGTTTGCTGCGTTTAACTCTGTGCCCTTTTTCTCTAAAGTGCTAGACGAATATCAAGCAGAGGTTGATAGCAGAAATAAAGCAAAAGAAATAAAACTGACACCAAAATCAACTACTGAACTTCCAAGGTTACATAAAAAAGAAAACAAACTATCGAGGTTGAAAAATATAGATGGCGAAACAAGACCCATTCAAAGTGGCTAAAGACTTATTAGCTAAACACGGAGACAACATAGTAAGAAGTGGAGACGCGATGGTTTCCGATAAACAGGAAATCGTTTCTGTTTCTCCTCTTATTGATGTGAACATAGGAGGCGGCATACCAGAAGGCTCGGTAGTCCTGCTAGCGGGAGACGAGAAGTGCGGAAAAACCGTAACGGCACTTCAAATATGCAAAAACGCACAAGAGCTTGGTAAAAATATATATTACCTAAACATTGAGGCCAGATTGAAATCCAGAGACCTAGAAGGAATAGAAGGTCTAGATTTAGAGAAAATAAACGTAGTTAGCTCTTACAGAGAGGATGACAGTGAAGGCAATTTGGTACAAAGCAAAATCCTTAGCGGAGAAGAATGGCTCAGTTTTGCTGAGAATTTTATACATAATGACCCTGGATGTGTTGTTGTTCTTGATTCTATTTCTCAGCTTGTAACTGAACGTCAACTTCAGGCAGACATTGGCGACGTAACCGGCGACGGAGGCTTTAGATTGCTGTCTCAATTCATCGGCAGAATAGCTCCGGTTGTTGTTGTAAATAAATGTATTGTTATTGGTATACAACACTTAATTGCAAACACTAGAGCAAGGCCAGGACAAAAGACTAAAAGCAGGAGCGGTGGACGTAAGATTAGATATGCAGTTGATGTAGACCTTGAATGCACATATATACAACCCTGGAAAGCATCGTCTGCCGATGACGCAGAACAGATAGGGCAAAGAGTAAACTGGATTACACGCTCTACGGCTAGACCAATACCGCCAGGAAGAAAGATTGAGTCTTTGCTTAGATATGGCGTTGGACTGGATAGGATTGCGGAATTGATTAGCTTAGGAAAAAGCCTTGGCTTCATAAGGGTCTCTGGCTCCTGGTATGTTTTAGACTATATGCAGAACCACCTGGATGTTTTAGGTGTGGATGAATGGGCTGTGGACAAGAAAGGAAAGCTAACACCAGAAATGTCAAAGCTCGTACAGGCTCAAGGAGAACACAAAGCTCACGACTTGCTTAAAGCTAATCCAGCTTATTTGGACTGTTTACAAAAAGATATATATGACATGCTTGGGATGAGTGAATGAAGGTAGTAGACTTTAACGGAAGAGAACATAACTTTCCACCAACAGGCCACCAGCCTGATTTGGACGATGGCCGAAAGAGAAGCGAGATACACTTACACGCCAGAAGATTGCTCAGAGAACTCTATCCAACCCAAAGAATACTAGAAGAAGTGCCTCTGCCAGGGACACAGCAATACGCAGACTTTTACCTCCCCCACAGGAAAGCTGTTGTTGAAGTCCACGGCAGACAGCACTATGAGTTCGTTGCCCACTTTCATGAGGACAGATGGGGCTTTGCCAAGTCAAAGCAAAATGACTCTAAGAAAGAGGGTTGGTGCGACATGAATAATATTAAATATATAGTTTTACCATATAATAAGGTTAATGATTGGGATGACATCATATCAGAGTCTTGATGAGAGGTGGGAACAAGTAGAGAAAGCCCTAAAGCAGTTTGAGGTTGCTGTAGGGCTTGGTTCTTTAGGCCCCACAGAAGTTAATAGATGGATAAATATAAAACCGATGTTGCTAAACAAGCTTTCGGAACAGGAATGCGCTGAAGGAGCATACTTACTTGTGCAGGAGGCGACGTTTGTGCAATCTCAGATTAATGTCTTACAATCAAAGATAGATTGGTGCAACAGAAAAATAAATCAAATAATAGCGCCAATAATCAAAAATCAAATCACACGATATATGGAGAACGAACTAAAGAGAGCTTATGCGGTAAAGCAAGATGATGTTGCGGAAAGGTTACAGCAAATAGCAGACGAAGCATCTAGTTATCACTCACGGCTACAATACCTACCCACCTCCTTAAGAGCGCAGGCTGATAAGCTAACCAAATATCAAGAGATAAAGAGAGGTCAAAACTATGCCTGATTTCACAGAAATACTAAAAATAGCCGTCGAAGAACAAGATTGGAAGATAATCTGTGGCTTATACACAAACATTACCGGAGAGCCCCTATCTGTCCCAGATGCCGAGACCGAGCCTGCTGAAGAGGAAGCAGAGGAAGAGGACATCCTATCTAAAAACTTTGATATGGAAGAGATACTGGGAGAAAAACCAACAGAAGAAACAGCGGTTGACAATCACAGGGAGTCTATGTATAATGATTTCACTGCTCCGCCAAGAACACAGAATACAGACACGACTGGCAGGAGAATGAGGTCTGAGCCCGTAGGTTCAAGGCCATTAAAAAACGTTGTTGGGGTCAGCGAAGAGGGTTTTGTTGACGATATGAGCGAGTCTCTTACTGACCCAGAGACAGGAGAACCCTTGACGGGAAATAACAAGAACGTCAAGATAACACCGAGAAACAGGCGAAAAGAATTGGGAATGAAAGACACATCTCTTATTGACGCAACTTGCTCTTCTTGCGGTGAAAATCAAAAGATATCTCCCGCCCTAGCATTTGGATACTCGAAGCGTAAATCCGAAAACACTTGGACCTGCAATCT